CAAGAACAAGTCGATCGTCGACCCGCTCGTTGCCGCGATCATGGGCCTGCACGCGTGGGGCGGACAGACGCGCAGCGGCTATGAGGATTTGTGATTTGGATCGGTCCCGTGTTTGACGGGCGCGCGACAATCACCGCGTGCTGCGATCCCTCCTCAATCGCATGTTCGTCGGTCCGTGGTCGTCGACCTATGTGTCGGGCGCGCCCTCGGCGCTGCCGTACATCGGACCTCTGACGGCGCTCCGCTATACGCCGGTGTACAGGGCGGTGACGCTGATCGCTGGCGACATCGCCCGCATCGAGCTCGAGGTTTCGAACGGCGGCGCCGACTCGCTGCTCCGCTCGCCGAGCCCGTACATGTCGTCCTTCGAGCTGCGGCGCACGCTCACCATGCAGGTGCTGCTCTACGGGAACGCGTTCGCGGCGATCAACCGCACGCGCGGCGGCGAGCTCCTCGAGCTGATCCCGCTCGAGCCCGAGAGCGTGTCCCTCGACACGTCCGGCGCGCGGCCCGTCTACAAGACCGCGGTGTACGGCGAGGTGCAGATGTCGGACATGTTCCACCTGCGCGCGCCCGGCCTCAACGGCCTGTGGGGAGAGTCGCCGGTGGCGCTGTGCCGCACGTCGCTGCAGTTGCTCGCCGCCCAGGAGCAGATGGCGCTCAAGTCGTTCGAGAACGCCGGCAACCCGAAGATCGCCATCGTGCATCCAGGCAAGCTGTCCGCCGAGGCGATGCAGAAGATCGAGCGCGACTACATGGACCGCCACGCCGGCAGCGTGAACGCGGGCCGCCCGCTCGTCATGATGGAGGGCGCCAAGGTCGAGCGCATCTCGAGCACGATGGACGACACCGGCCTCGAGGCCGCCCGCCGATACAGCGTCGGCGACGTCTCGCGCATCTACGGCGTGCCGGCGTCCTATCTCTCCGAGAACGTCGGCACGTCGTACGGCTCGATGGAATGGCTCTCCCGCATGTACGCAGACGCGTGTCTCGCGCCCTGGCTCGCGGTGTGGGCCTCCGAGATCACCGCGAAGCTCGCGACGCCGTTCGATTCGGTCGTGTGGGACACCGACGACCTGGTCCGCCCGGGCATGGCCGAGCACATGGCCGCCCTTCGGACCGGCGTCGAGGCCGGCATCATCACGCGGAACGAGGCCCGCGAGGAGCTCGATCTCGAGCCGCTCCCCGGCCTCGACGCGCCGATCGTGGCGCTCAACATGGGCACGGGCGGCGGCCAGACGAATCTCGGCGACGACACGTCCGCGCAGGAGGGCACACCGAATGATTTCTAGACGCGCGATTGACGCGACCGAGCAGAGTCTCGACGGGCGGACGCTCGCCGGCTACGCGGCCGTCTACGGCCAGGACAGCCGCGAGATCGTCGAGGGCGGGCGCGCGTTCACCGAGCGCATCGCCCCCGGCGCGTTCAACGGCACGCTGTCCGCCGGCGACGACGTGAAGCTGTTCTACAACCACGACGTGTCGATGCCGCTCGCGCGCACGAAGTCCAAGACGTTGACGCTGAAGAGCGATCGCGCCGGCCTCGCGTTCTCGGCGACGCTGCCCGAGACGACCCTCGGCAACGATGTCCGCGCCCTCCTCGAGCGCGGCGATCTCACTGGCGAGATGTCTTTCGGGTTCTACGTCGAGGAAGACAGCTGGAACAAGAACCGCACAGAGCGACTCGTCAAGCGCGCGAAGCTTGTCGAGATCAGCATCGTGCAGGACGCCGCGTACCCACAGACCAGTTCGAGCCTGCGGAGTGTTTCCGCGGCCGCAATCGAGGCCGCGCACGCGCGGCTCGCACTCCATTTCCGAAGGATGGCTGATCATGTCCGCTGAGCAGAACGAGCTCCACGAGCTCCAGAACATCACGCACCAGTACCGCAAGTCGCTCGCCGCCTACGAGGCGCGCACCGGCCTCGCGCCGCAGCTGGTCGACAGCCGCGGCTCCGGCGAGGAGAAGCAGGCGTTCGCCCGCATGGACGCGGACCTCACCGCGATCGAGCTCCGCGCGCAGTTGAAGGCAACCGAGGATCGGCTCGCGAAGATCGAGGCTCAGCCGACGTTCGCGTCGCGCGCGCCGAAGTTCGAGCCGAACACCGATGGCGAGAGCCGCGCGTGGCTCCGCGCCGTCATGTCCGGCGACACCGCGTCGCTGCGCGCCCTCGGCACCGCGACCGTCACCGGCGCCTCCGGACAGCTCGACATCACCGCCGGCGGCAACGTGCCGACCGACATGGAGCGCCGCATCCGCGAGAAGCTGTATCAGAACAGCGTCATCCGGCAGATCGCGGTGGTGAACACCGTCGACAGCCGTCGCACCCTGCTCGTCGAGGGCAACATCCCGACCGGCTACCTCGTCACCGAAGGCGCGGACGTCACCCTGTCCGACCCGTCGTTCGCCACCGTCTCGGTGACTCCGTACAAGTACGGGTGCGCCACGCAGCTCACGCAGGAGTTCATCGAGGACGCGATCGGCCAGGGCGGCGTCGGCAGCGCGATGGACTACGTCGCGACCCGCCTGGCGCTCGGCCTGCAGCGCAAGATGGAGAACGATTTCGTGACCGGCGCCGGCTCGTCCGGCCCGCAGGGCATCGCGCGCACGAACGGCATCACGACCGGCATCAACCTCGGCTCTCAGCCGCAGGTGATCGGAAACGTGACCGCGGACAACATCATCGACACCGTCCACGCCGTCGCCCCGCAGTACCGCAACTCGCCGCGGTTCCGGTGGCTCTTCCACGACGAGTTCCTCAAGGTGGCCCGCAAGCTGAAGAACGGCGGCACCACGACCACCAATGGCGCGTTCGCGACCGACTTCATCTGGACTCCCGGCGCGACCGGCAGCACGCTCAACGGTGGCGTCCCCGCGACCCTGTACGGCGTGCCGTACTCGATCAGCGAGTGGGTCAACAACGGCTCCGGCTCGGCGACCGAGAACACCACCTACGCCGTCGTCGGCGACTTCAACTACTTCGAGGTCTTCGACCGCACCGGCATGACCACGCTCGTCGACCCGTACAGCAACGCGGTGCAGAACGCCGTGAAGATGTACATGTACGCGCGCACCGACTCCCGCGTGACCCTCGCGGCGGCGTTCGCGGCCATCCGCGTCTGATTTCTTTCTTGTCTCCGGTGGCTTGGGGGGGAAACCCCCCAGGTCGCTTTCCATGACGGTTCCCCTCTCCACGATCAAGTCGGCGCTGAAGATCGACTACAGCGACGACGACGCGGACCTCACGCGCCTGCGCGAGGCGGCGATTTCGCTGATCGAGCGCCGCACGCAGCTGTCGCTGTCGCCATCGGCGCAGACGCTGTACCTCGCCTGGTGGAAGGACACCTTGATCCCCGGCTACCCGTTCGTCTCGCTGACGGACGTCACCTACTACAACGCGTCGAACGTGCTCACGACCGTGCCCGCCGGCGACTACTGGGTCGACCGCACGGATGGCCCGATGCCGATCATCCGGTTCCTCGAGGCGCCCGCCATCTACGAGGGCACGGCGATCTCGGTGAACTACACCGCCGGCTACAGCGCCGTCCCGAACGAGATCGTGCATTGCGTGATCGCCCTCGTCGGCGGGTGGTACTCGAATCCCGAGGCGTTCCAACCGGTCGGCCTGTCGCCCGTGCCGATGTCGGTGGAGTTCATCCTCGAGCAGGTGGCGGCGAGGAGCCCGATCAGATGATCTCCGGCGGCCTACTCCGATGGACCGCGACGCGCATGGCGCCGAGCACGACGCGCGACGGCCTCGGAATGCGCGTCGACACTTGGACCGCCGGCGGGACGTTCCGAGCCGACCTGCGCGAGAGCGGGGCCACCGAGACGCCGTACGCGGACGGCGTCGTCGTCCGCCGCAACGTCGAGGTACGCGCCCGGTGGCAGGCCGTGCAGAACACGGGCCTCTCGGAGGTCGACCGGCTCGAGATTCGCGGGCGAACCTTCCGCATCCAGTCGATCCTCAATCTCGACGAGGCCGACCGCGTCGCGGTGATCGCCGCCGAGGAGATCGACTGATGGCGATCATCGAGGAGGCGATCCGCACCATGCTCACGACCGGCTCGACCCTGTCGGCGGCCGGCGTGCCCGACGAGCGCGTGACCCACGGCTACCGCCTGCAGGAAAGCGCGCTGCCGGCGGTGACGTTCGAGGTGCAGGCGGCGATGACCGCCGAGCTCTCGGACACCTACTCGGCGACCGCAGTGTTCACCGTCGTCGCCGAGACGACCATCGACGCCGGCACCCTCGTCTCGACCGTGAAGTCGCGATTGCTCGCGGGCACGTTCAACACGATCGACATCCACGCGGTGATCGTGAACGACGAAACCCTCAACCCGCCGGCGATCGGCATGGGCGACGAGCAGGAGCCCGCGATGGCCACGATCAACACCACCATCTACTGGAGCCCGTGAAATGGCCGTCTACAACACCAACAACGCCGTCCTGTACGTCGCCGCCACGGCATCGCCGACCACCGCTCTCGGCATCGCCACCGCCAGCGTGTCTCTAAACACCGAGCTCGTCGACGTCACCGAGATCGGCGGCCTCGACCGTTCGTTCATCGCCGGCATCCGCGGCGGCTCGATCACCGGGAGCTGCTACTACGACCAGGGCAATGCGGTGAAGGCGCTCGTCGAGGGCGCCGTGAAGAGTGGCGCCACGCTCTATTTCAGCATGTTTCTCCACACAAGCGCCACGATCTCCGGAACGTGCATCGTCGAGAACTGGTCCCCCGAGGTCGCGGTGAACGACGCGATCCGCGCCTCGTTCACCCTCCGCATCACCGGCGAGTACACGATCGGATGACCTCGCTCCGCGACATGCTCACGCTCAAGCCCGTCCGCGTCGAGGTCGACGGCATGGTCGTCATGCTCTCGAGGCCGACGCTTGTCGATCTCGTCGAGGCCGTGCAGGCCGCCGAGCGCGGTCCCGTGGAGGCGCGATGCTTCACGCTCCACCGCCACGCGCACGACGAGGCGGGCGTGCCGATCTTCGATTCCCTCGAGCACGCCGGCAGGTGTCCGGCCCACGTCGCGGCGCCGCTCGTCGTCGCGATCGAGAGGCTGTACAACGAAGGGCGGGACTAGGACGGGATTCGCGCGCGCTGCTCGCGCGGATCCTGAAAGGCCGGAATGCAGCGCCGTGGGAGCGTTCGATCGTCGAGCTCGCCGTGGAGCTCGACTTGCCCGACTGGTCGAAGATACGGAAGCGCCTCGATGAGCTCAGGATTCTCAGCAACCGTCCGACCTGAGAACACTCGCGCCGTCGTGAAGGCGCTCGAGCAGTTCCCGCTCGCGATACAGGATCGCATCGTCAAGGACGCCATCCGGCCGTTCCTCAAGAAGGAGCTCGCCGCGATCCGCGCGCGCAACGCCGACAAGCTTCCGCCGCGCGACGCGCGCGCCAAGATGAAGAACTTCAAGGGCACCGCCTGGGGCTCCGTGGCATACCGCACCGGGAAGGCAGACACGAAGGGGCTCGGCGGCCGCAAGCTGCGCGCGTCCTACGACGCGGCCGGCACCGGATGGCGCTCGCACTTCACGGAACTGGGCACCCATTCGTGGTCGAAGTCGCTGCGGCGACCGCCGCTCGCGCGCGGCAAGGGGTGGAAGCGCGGCCTGTACCACCGCGGCCGCGGCCAATACCTGCGCGGGACGCACGCATCCGAGCTCACGCACGCGGCGCTCGGACCGCTCTTCCGCGGCTACGTCGCGAACGCGATCAACGTCGCCGTCGACGCGCGCAACGAGTCGATAAAGACCACGCGGCTCCGCCGGGTGGAGGAGTTCACATGAAGCTTCCCACGCTCAACATCGACGTCGCCGTGAACGCCAAGACGATGCAGAAGGGCATCGCCGAGGCCCAGAAGCAGGTGCAGTCGATCGGCGCCAAGGGGCTCGCCCTCGCCGGCGGGCCTTTCGGGCGGTTCGGCGCCCTGGGCTCCCTCGGCGGCGGCGCCGGCTCGATGGCGATCGGCGGCGCGGGCATCGCCCTCGCGGCCGCGGCGCCCTTCACCGCCGCCGGCGCGATCGTGTCCCAGTTCACCGACGCCGTGAAAGCGGGCGAGTCGGCGCTGAAGGCGTTCAAGACGGGCGCCGACATCCGGGCGACGGGAATCAACGCCGCGCAGGCGGGCATTCTCGCGCAGGGCGCCGAGCGCGCCGCGATCGCCGAGTCGGCGAACACCGGATGGGGTGCCGCGTTCACCGCCGGCTCGATGTCCGAGGGCGGCCAGGTCGGCGGCGTGCTCGGGTTCTTCCAGGACTGGGCGGGGTCGATCAACGAGAACGGCAAGTGGCTCGTCGCCGCCCTGGGCGGCGTGCTCGCCGGCAAGACGGGCGACGAGGTGATCCTCGGCGCCGACATCGCCACCGCCCGCTCGACCGCCGGCGCGCAGTCGTATCTGACGCAGGAGCAGATCGACCGCGCGGCGATCGAGAACGAGAAGCGCGCACGGCAGCAGAGGGAGCAGAACACATGAGCCGCTCGAGCACCGACTACACCTCGTTCCGAAAGAGCGTGACCACGAATTTCGGCGAGATTTGGGACATCCACACGATCGTGGACGTCTACCAAGTCGAGCGGAACGACGACGCCGAGATGGCCCCGAACGAGGCGGAGCTCATCCTCACCGACAGCACGACCGGAGGTCCCGTCATCCCCGAGATCGGATCGGCCTGGTTCGTGACGGGAGGCACCGGGACCAGCTGGATGGAATCGGCGCTGTGCCGGCGCCTGTCGTTCCGCCCGAACGGCCGCGGCATGGAAGTCACCGCCGAGTTCTCGACGCGCTACTTCCAAACCGATTCCGCGAAGGCGCTCGGACCGACCGTCGAGAACATGGCATCGGCGACGACGCTTCCGCTCGGCCTGATCCTGCCGGCGTCCGTGATCCCCGTCATCCGCACGCGGTCCACGCGCCTCCTGCACGACGACTACACCGCGAACCCGCCCGACACCGGCAACCGCTCGGCGGCCCACATCGGCGGCACGATCAAGAACGTCGACGTCGACGTGAAGCAGGTCGCGATGAAGCTGCGGCTCGTCGTCGACGTCGAGAGCCTGAACCTGAAGGACGTCGCCGCAATCGTCGTGCAGTACTCCGGAAAGCGGAATACCGAGGAGTTCCTCGGATTCACCACCGGACAGCTGCTATGCGAGGGCGTGTCCGTGAACCACCTCGAGCACGAGTACTACGAGGTCGTGCTCGACATCACGTCCGATGAGTGGTACTTCCATTCGCAGGAGGCGGCGCTCGGCACGGACGGCCGACCGAAGATGAACGACGTGAACTACGAGGACGTCCGGTGGGTCCGCGAGGTCCGCGGCGCGGTCGACTTCAACGACATCTTCCCGGCCGGCGCCCTCGGCGAATCCCAGAAGTGGCAGTGCTACAAGGGGATTTGGTTTTGAGGGGCGCCGACACCGCCTACCGCCGCGAGCGCGGCATCGACCGCGCATCCCGCGCGCCCGACCCGAACGTGCCCCTGCACGGCCTGCTCGTCAAGATCACCGCGGCGACCGCCCTCGGCACCGCAGCGGGCGACTGGCGGTGGCGCTACGCGTTCGACTCGATTGACATCGGTGACGCGCCGAACTACGAGCCGACCGTCAAGACCTACCCGACGTCCGACTACGCGATCTCGATCTCGGAGCTCGGCAACAGCGCCACGAACGCGTCGTTCGGCGTCAACCCGTCCGGCCTGCCGGCGGGATTTGAGCCGAAGCAGATTCCCGTGGGCACGCCCGTTTGGGTCGTTCCGTACCGGAACACCGAGGGTACGCTCATTTGGCTCATCATCAACACCCAGGCAATCGATGGAGCGTGCACCTAATGGCCGCGAGATACGACATCACGATCGAGCAGGGCGCCACGTTTACGTTCGATCTCGAGGTGCAGGGAATCAACCTCACCACCGGATACACCGTCCGTATGCAGGGCCGCACCTCGCACGCCGCGACCAGCACCGTGTTCTCGCTGACGAACGCGAGCGGCATCACGCTCACGCACAGCGGATCCGGGCATTCGCACATCATCCCGGTGATCTCGGCGACCGCCACCGCCGCGATCTCGGCGCCGATGGCCGGCGTGTATGACATCGAGTACCAGGAGACGAGCACGGGCATCGTGACGCGCATCCTCGAGGGGTCGTTCTACGTCACGCCGGAGGTGACCAGGTAATGCCCGACCTGACCGTCTCGCCGACCGTGCAGTCTCTCACCGTGACCCCCACGGTGCAGTCTCTGACCATCGAGACGGCGCCGGCGCTCATCGTCGATATCGACAGCTGGCCGCTCACCTACACCGCCGACGTGATCGCGTCCAACATCACGCTCGCGAACGCCACGACGTGGTACACCGTCAAGACGATCAGCCTGGGCGCCGGCAATTGGCTTGTGTCCGGCAACGTCGTCGCCTATTCGACCAGCGGCACGCCGACCGTCGACATCCGCATCGCCGAGCCCCTGCTCGGCACCGTCTACGGCTCGGCCGCGAGCGCGATCACGCGCGCGACGGCGGCGCTGTCCGTCAACCTCACCACGATCGTGCAGCTGTCCGCCACGACGAACATCTCCCTCGAGGCCGCCACCACCGTCGGTGGCAGCGTCACCCAAATCCGCGCTGCGACGCCGTCGCAGAGCGCCCCGTACTGCACCAACATCGTCGCGATCAAGATTGCGTAGGAGGATCAAATGCCAAGCAAAGAACTGCCGTACATGACCACGAACTTTTCAGGCAGCACCTTCAAGCAGCTCGACTCTGGCTGGGGCGGCGGCGTCGTTGACGTGACGATCTGTTTCACGGGCACCACGAACTGCATCTTCAACGCTGCCAATGCAACCGACGCGGCTAACGGCGTTCCGTACATTGCGTTCGCGGCGCCCGGACCGATCACGGTCCGCGGCAATCCTGCACGCATGTGGTTCCGTTCGAACGCCGCCGGCACGGCGACGAACGTCACCGCGTTCGCCACCTGGTGACGCCATGACCGTCGACGTTCTCGCCGCCGCCATCGGGATCATCGCCGCCGTCGTTTCGACGACCATGATCGTCGTCGGCAAGATCAACCGCGTGGAGGTCATGCTCGCCGAGCTCCGCGCGAGCATGGCCAATTTCGAACACCGAATCTCCGAGCTCGAGAGGCACCACCGTGAAAGACCGTAATACGACCGTCCTGGGCATCGCCGCCATCCTCACCGCCGTGGGGTCGCTGCTCACCGCCATGTTCGACTCCGACCCGGCGACCGTCGCCGACTGGGGCACCACCGCCGCGGCCGTGATTGCCGGCGTGGGCCTCATCTTCGCGAAGGACTCGAAGGGGTCGAGTGTTTGATCGTGCCCTCGTCGCGATCGTGCTCGCGCTGTTGGGCTACCTCGAGCGCCGCGGCGTATCGACTGCTCGAGACGCCGATCCCGACCGTGATCGCCTGGCTCGCGCTGGTTCTCGCCTGCGCGAGTGGATGCGCGAGCCGAACGGTGTTCGTGCCGGAGGAGAGCCCGATGCGGGTCGGCCCCTCGAGCCGCCTGCGCGTGTACCACCGGATCGACGGGACGTGGACGCTGTCTGAGAACCGCATCGAGATTCCCGAGGGGTGGTACCTCGTCCCGCCGTCGTATGTCGCGGAGGGGCCGTGAGCACGCACCGCCTGTGCTGCTGCGGCCCCGGCGTCACCTGCGAGGAGTGGTGCGAATGCGCGCCGGGTATCGTCCGCGTGTCGTTCACGATCACGCAGACGCGCAAGCAATACAAGGACGCCGACGTCTACACCGAGGTGACCGAGACGCTGACGGTGACGAACGCACGGCTCGCCTTCGATGCCGTGCTCTGCCGGCTATCCGCGATCGGCGGCGCGGGGAACGGCACGTGGTCGTTCAGCCGGTCGAACGACCAGCCGACCGCGACCCTCGACGGCACCGATCCGGGGTGCCCGCATACCTGCAAAGACCCGCCGCAACCGTGCCTGGGCGTGACCATGGTCGGAACTGGGAACGTGACGACCGACTCAATCCGTATCCGATGTGGCGACCCATGCGCGGAGCAATTCGGGACGCCCGTCGTCGACGAGCATTTGCTACTCGAGTTCGAGGTCGTCGCCACCGTCACCGTCACCGAAAGCGTGTCGGCGATATGCGTCCCGATTTACGGCTCGCCGCCGCCTCCGTACACGCTAAACCTGATCCTCGAGGGCGTGTTTATCGCCGAGCTCGAGTGTCTCGACATCCACAGTTTCGACACGCGCGGCCTGCGGTGGCCCACGATCGGAACCGTGTTCAATTCGACCGACGTGTGCAAGGGCGCGCAGAACCCATACGGATGGGTATGCGTCGGCGGCTTCGGTACGCCCATCAACGTCGTGCCGAATTACGAGTCGAGTCAGTACGCGAAGACGTGCAGCGAGTTCTGCTGCATCGATGGCCACATCTGCTACGCGGCTACGCCGCCATACGCGCCGACGTTCTCTTGCCCCTGCGGCGACGTGAATAGTCCGGGCCCCGGCTCGGGATTGTGCTACGAGGAGTGGACCCGCACGCATACCGTCACGCTGCAAATCCCATGAGCTGCACCCGCCTGGTTCATTCGCAATGCACGCACCCCGAGCTCGCGCCGCTCCGGCCGACCGCCGAGCAGTGCGACAAGTGCCCGCACTACCGCGGCCCCGCGCGCGGCCTCGGCGACGTCGTCGCCACGGTGACGCACGCCGTGGGAATCCGCCCCTGCGGCGGGTGTCAGAAGCGCCGCGAGGCGCTCAACGAGATTTCCAAGAATCTCATCAAGTGACGCCGCCCGTCGCGCCGATAGTGTGTATAACACAGGGCGTGCGAACCACCAAATCCGTCGCCATCGACGACACCACCGCGGAGGCGCTCAACGCCCTCCACGCCGCCCTTGGAATCTCTCGCCGGCGCATCGTGCGCGAGGCGATCAGTGGGTACGCCGTCCTGCTCGACCTGAGCACGACGGCACGCAGGAAAGAGACACGACCATGCTTGGATACCTCATCTACGGAAGCGCCGTCCTGTTCATGCTGTGCGCGACCCTCGCGCCGCTGTTCCTTGAGGGAGGTGACGAATGAACCGCGAAGCTGAGCGCGAGATGTTCGAGGCGAACGAGCCCCAGCCGGGCATGGACCGCTTCGAGCGCGAGTACCACCCGAACAACCTGCACGCGGAAATGCCGTACCACCGCATGCGCGCGCGCATCCTCGAGCGCGCCGACGCGATCCGCGCCGGCGACCGCACCACCGCCGACATGCTCACCGCCCTGGCGGGCATCCTGCACGACCAACGGTGGCGGGAGGCCCGCGTGTGGGGCGAGCTGTGCGACGCCCGGCAGGAGATTTACCGCCTGCGGACCGAAATCGCGGCGTGTTGCCGCACCCCGGCGCCCGAGACTACCCCGGGCGCCGGGGACAACCTCGCGAGGGAGGCTTTGTGAGCGTCGATATCGTGACGCGGCTGCGCGTCCTTCTTTCGAAGTGTTGTATCGCTCCAGCTATGGGGGTTTGGTCGCGAGATTTGTGCGACGCAGCCGACGAGATCGAAATGCTGCGGTCTACCGTCACCGACTGCCGCATCGGGATCGAACGCCTCATGGCCGAGCGCGACGGGGCGCGGCGCGAGATCGAGCGGATGCGACGAAACACGGGCTGCGCTCGGAACCAAGGTACGACGCAGTTCTGCCACGAGGCGCTCGACGCGCAGCGCGATGCCGAGACGCTGAAGGCGGAACTTGTAAGAAACGCTGATGAGTTCCGCGAAACGCTTACGGCGCACCGCAGGACCATCGAATGTCTTACGGCGGAGCGCGATTCAACCATTCGGGAACTCCGAACAGTTGAGACGGAATGCTCGATGCTTCGCATTGAGTGTGGAGTGATTTCCGCCGAGCGCGACGAGGCGCGGCGCATTGCATGCTCGGCTTACGCTCTGCGAGGCCGCGACCTTGCGACCGAGCGCGGCTGGGATTGCTGGAAGGAAGGCGAGGCATGAGCGAGATCACCGTCCGCCGCATCACCCCCGAGGCCGCCGCGATGCTTGCCCCCATGACCGTGCAGCGCGACGCGTGCGCCCTGCTCGGTCCTCGGATCATCCGCGACCATTCGAGCATGATCGGCGACCGCCGATACGTGCACGTGGCCGGCGCCACCATGCTCGCGGGCATGTTCGGCTACCACGTTCGCGAGGTGTCCGCCGACCGGCTCGAGATCGACGGCGTCGGCGGATTCGTCGCCACCTGCGAGATCGTGAAGGATGGCCAGGTGGTCGGCCGCGGCTCGGCGATCTGCATGGACGACGAGCGCCTGTGGTCGTCGCGCCCGCTCTACGCCCGCCGTGCCATGGCCTCGACGCGCGCCGCAGGTCGCGCGCTGCGGCTCCTGTTCGGACACCTGCTCCCCATGCTCGGCGAGAACGTCGCCACCGTCACAAGAGAGGAAATGCCCGATGACCAGTGAAACCATCGTCGCCCGCCTGCGGGCGCTCATCCGCGAGCTCGAGGCCGACACCGAGACTCCCGCCCCCACGAAATCCGTCGCCGAGGCCCGCTACAAGGCCGCCGCGCCCGCCGGCGCCAAGACCGTCGAGATCGAGGTCGGATACTGGGGCGTGAAGGACACCAAGAACGGAAAGCCGATGGCGTCGCTGTCCCCGAAGACCGACTCCGAGGAGCGCGTCTTCTGGCGCGTGTTCGACGAGAAGCTGATCCTGAAGGTCGACCCCCTGCGGAAGGGCGAGCGCGTGCGCGCTACGATCCGCCCGTGGAACGACACGTTCGTCGTCGACGCCCTCGAGCGCGTCGGCGCGTCGGCGCCCGCCGGCAGCGCGGGCATCGGCGAGGACGAAATCCCGTTCTGATCTTTCCCCCATGGGGGGCGGCGCGTGTGCATCCGAGCGCGCCGTCCCCTTTCCGGTCCATTCGTGTCCTGGGGTGACGGCGTCCGCGTGGGCGCCGTTGCCCTTTTTACGGAGGCACGAATGCAAATCGACGACGCAGTGGATCGGATGTCCTACCTCATCGGGGTGGGCAAGCTCCCCGCACTGGCGGCAGTGATCGCCGCGGAGGAGTATGGGCTCGAGCGCGAGGAGGTCGCGCGCGCCGCGGCCCTCCGCAAGGCCCGGCAGGATGAGGAGCGCCGTGAGCGTGACGGGCGGTTCACCCAGGAGAGCGCGCGCCGGTTCCTGCGCGAGCACCTCGCCGGCCGCGAGGAGATCGACCGCGACGTGCGCCGTGCCGTCGCCCGCGTGTTCTACAACACGATTACCTCCCCGCGAAACGAACGAAACATCGGGCGCGAGTTCCTCGACGCCACCGAGGCGCTCGAGGATGACGCCCTCCCGCAGGCGTTCGCGGAGCTCTACCGCCTGTGGTCGCTCCTCCCGCCCCTGTACGACCCTAGGCCGACCCGACGCACCGACGTGACGCGGGATTCGTTCATGTGGCCGAGCCTGCAGACGTCGCCGTTCTACAGGTGGTGGCCCCGTGGGTGAGCGACTGTATCTGACCCGTCCTGATCTGGCGAAGGGCCCGCCGAGCCTGCGCGAGCCGGTCGTCGACGGCCTGTTCCGCCGCGGCGAGGTCGTGAACTGGATCGCGTCGCCGAAGGTCGGCAAGACGTGGATGCTGTACGGCCTCCTCATCGCCATCGCCACGGGCGCCCCATGGCTCGGCCGGCGCGTCGCCCGAGGGCGCGTCCTGCTGATCGACAACGAATTGCACCCCGAGACGGGCCTACAGAGGCTCTACAAGGTCGCTACAGCCCTCGGAGCCGATCTCGAGGCCGTGGACAGGTCCATGGACATCGCGTGGCTCAGAGGGGCATCCAGCGGCCTCGAGCAGGTCGAGGAGATCGTCCGCGAGCGCGAGCGCGGGACGTGGACCCTGATCGCCCTGGACGCGTTCTACCGGTTCATCCCGAAGGGCACCGACGAGAACGCGAACGGCGACATGGTGCAGCTGTACAACCACCTCGACCGGATCGCGGCGGCCTCGAACGCGTCCGTGCTCAACGTGCACCATGCTTCCAAGGGCGACCAAAGTCAGAAGGGCACGACCGACGTCGGCTCCGGCGCTGGCGCGATCTCGAGGGCGACCGACACGCACATCGTCTACCTTCGGCACGCCACCGAAGGATGCGTGACCATGCGGGCGGTGTGCCGAAGCTTCCCGCCGCCCCAGGCGGCCGTCCTGCGCGTCTCGCCGCCCGTGGTGACCCTCGAGCCCGACGCCGACCCGGATGACCTGTGGACGCCCAAGAAGGCCGCCCAAACGGGCCGCCGGGAATGGACCACCGAGGAGTTCGTCGCCGCGTTCGTCGACGGCACCGCCACAAAGCGCGAGGTGGTCGAGCGCGCCATGGGGCACATGCTCCCCAAGGTGAAGGCCCGCGAGCTCCTTGAGGCCGCGATCGATCTCGACATGTGCGAGGTGGAAACCGTCCGAGAGGGTGCCGCAGGGCGTCCGAGAATGGTCGTGAGGAGGGTATAATGCAGCCAGGAATTAATTTCGGCCGCCTATAAAGAGAGAGAACGAAACTAATCCCGACTCCAAGGTCGTCGGGATTGTTTCGCCCCGATCAGCCGAAACCCGGAGGCACCTATGGGAGGCATGTCACGACGAAAGGGAGCCGTGGGAGAGAGGGAGATCGTCGACCGGCTGAACAGCATGGGCCTCCTGTGCAGGAGAAGCGTGCAGTACAGCGGGCGTCCTGGGACCGCCGCGGACATCATGTGCGACGGCCTCGGCCTGCATGTCGAGGTCAAGCGCACCGAGACGTTCAAGTGGGATGACACCCTTGCGCAGGTCCAGAGGGACGCCCGAGGGCAACCGTGGGTGATCTTCCACCGCAAGTCTCGCGGGCCATGGCTTGTGATCCAGACGCTCGAGACGTGGGTCGGCGACAGCACGGCCGCCCAAGGTGCCATCGCTTACCGGCAGGAGCTCATCGCAAGGGGTGCCCATGGCATCGATCCCACGATTCACCCATAAGCCCGCATTCGCCAAGACGTTCAACGTGTCCGGCCGGCGCCTCACTGGGGGCCGATGGACGTGGATGCGCAATCAGTGGATGCGTCGAAACCCTCGATGCGTCGACTGTGGGCGCCCAGGCGAGGAGGTGCACCACATTATCCCTCGAGCGCAACGACCTGATCTCACCTACGACAAGACAAACCTCGCAACCCTTTGCAAGGACTGCCATTGCAAGCGCCACGCCTAGTTATCCACAAGTTATCCACAATGTGGATAACTCAGGTGGATGGGGGGGGTAGGTTTCGAGGGAAAAAGGAGCCCCCAAGGTGCCGCCTGTAACCGTCCAAAATACCGACACAAACGCGCGCCAGATCGTGACCGCGTACGCCGAGTCGATCGTCGACGGCTCGCGGCCGGCGGGGAAGTGGATCTACGCGGCCGCGAAACGGTTCCTGACGGACCTCGAGCGCACCGACATCTACATGGACTGGGAGGAGGTGGACCGCCTGCTAGTGTTCATGGGGACACTAGCCCTCATCGGCGACGACTCCGACCGCCCGTTCGTGCCGGCGCCGTGGCAGGCGTGGGCGCTTGCGAATCTGTGGGGGTGGCGGTGGACCGACGACCGCCGCCGGCGGGTCACGAACGGCATCCTTCAGGTCGGCCGCGGCAATGGCAAGACCACGCTGATGGCCGCCCTCTGTCTGTACGACATGCAGACCGCGCCGGGCCGCCGCGTGCACGTCATCGCGAACCGCGAGGAGCAGGCCGAGATTCTCCTCGACAGCGCCAAGACCATGGTGCGTCGCCTGGGCGAGAAGACGGACATGGTGATCCGGCAATACTCGATCCTGCGGCAGGAGGCCGACTGCATGTTCACGGCGCTGCCGGCGCGCGAGACGTCCCTCGACGGCCTCACGCCGTCGCTGTGGATCGCCGACGAGGCCGCCGAGTACCGGGGGCGGTTCCTGTCGAAGCTGACGAGCTCGATGGCGAAGCGGCGCGAGGCGCTCGGCGTGATCATCTCGACGCCGTCCGACAACCCGGACAACATCTACGGCGAGAAGATCGCCCACGCCGAGTCGATCCTCACCGGCGAGATCACGGACGACTCGACGGTGGCGATGCTGTACGGGATCGACGCCGACGACCAGGTGGACGACGAGGAGGTCTGGCCGAAGGCGAATCCCGGCAGCGAGCACGGACAGCCGGACGTCCGCAGCATCCGCCGCGCCTGGGCGTCCGCCCGCACGACGGCGATGGGGCGGGCGGAGTTCGCCCGCTACCACGCGTGCCGGATGACCGAGGGTGGAGGCGGGTGGCTCGACCTGTCGATCTACCCGAAGCCCACGGACATCGACTGGCCGGCGCTGCGCGGGCGCGCCGCCTGGGCGGGCCTCGACCTGTCCAAATCCCTTGACATGACCGCCCTCGTCGTCTGCGTCCCGCTCGACGACGGGCGGGTGGCGCTCCGCGGCCACTACTGGTGGCCGGACGCCGAGATCAGGCAGCGGGAACTGGACTACCGCGTGCCCGTCCGCGCCTGGGCGGCGAACGGCCACCTGACCCTGACGCCGGGCCGCGAGATCAGCTACGACGCGATCCGCGAGGAGCTGCGGCGGATCTCGGAGGAGTTCCAGCTGCAGGCGGTGGCGTTCGACCAGTGGGGCTCGAAGTACTTCTCCGAGCAGGTGGTGAATGTCGACGGCATCCCGCTCCAGTCGTATTCGCAGGGGATCTCGACCATGGGTCCCGGGTGCCAGCTGTGGCAGCAGTACTACGTCGGCGGGCGCATCGTGATCGGCGACGACCCGATCATGCGGAACGCGTGCCGGACGGCGATCGCGATCCGCGACGCGAACGGCAACATCCGCGTCGACAAGCGGAAGAACAAGTCGATCGTCGACCCGCTCGTCGCCGCGATCATGGGCCTGCACGCGTGGGGTGGCCAGACTCGAAGCGGATATGAGGATCTCTGATTTGGATCGGTCCCGTGTTTGACGGGCGCGCGACAATCACCGCGTGCTGCGATCCCTCCTCAATCGCATGTTCATCGGTCCGTGGTCGTCGACCTATGTGTCGGGCGCGCCCTCGGCGCTGCCGTACATCGGGCCTCTGACGGCGCTGCGCTACACGCCGGTCTACCGGGCGGTGACGCTGATCGCCGGCGACATCGCCCGCATCGAGCTCGAGGTGTCGAACAGCGGCGCCGACTCGCTGCTCCGCTCGCCGAGCCCGTACATGTCGTCGTTCGAGCTGCGGCGCACGCTCACCATGCAGGTGCTGCTCTACGGGAACGCGTTCGCGGCGATCAACCGCACGCGCGGCGGCGAGCTCCTCGAGCT